ATGGATAAGGCTTTAACCAGAGAGGAAAGCAAGGAGCTTATGGAGCTTTTGGGGCTATCCATGACATTATATGGGCAGCTGCCTATGATGAGAAAAGCCTATTTATCTAAATGCAAGGAATATCATCCTGATAAAGGGGGTGATGAAACTAAAATGAAGAGAATGAATGAGCTTTATAAAAAACTGGAGGATGCCCTTTCCAATGCATCCCAAGAAGAACATCTGTGGAATTCCTGGAAATCTGGGCAGGTGGGTGATGATTGCCCCCCGGGACCAGATGCCTTATATTGCAAGGACTGGGATATTTGCAGCCGGGGTATTGCCCCTACATATTGCAAATGCCTTATGTGCCTTTTAAGAAAAAAACATACTGCTGGAAGAGTAGCAAATATAAATTTAAATGTGTGGGGCAGATGCTATTGCTATGCATGTTTTGGAAATTGGTTTGGCCTGGACCTGTGCTATACATCCTACCTGCTGTGGGCTCAGCTGCTGGGAGAAATCCCCATGAGGGATTTGAACCTCTAAGGTAAGGGTAGTCCTGTATTATTTCAGGGGAAATGTAAATTGACATTGTTTAAAATATATTTATTTTTTAGTGCCCTGAATATGGCACTCCAGAATGGGAATCCTGGTGGGCTGAATTTAATGCCAATTGGGATGCCAATATGAGATGTGATGAAGAAATGCCATCCTCTGATGATGAAGAAGCCGGACCCTCATCCCAGTATACCCCTCCAAAAAAGAAGGCCAGAAGAGGAGATGTACCTTCAGACTTTCCTGAAAACCTTTTGGACTTTCTTAGTAAGGCTGTCTTTAGTAACAAAACCTTAACCTCTTTCCTTGTCTTTACTACTTTTGAAAAAAGTGCTTTGTTATATAAAAAATTGCTTGATAAATTTTCTGCAACATTTTGTAGCAGGCATGGATATGGTAGTGACAAAGCCTTAGTATTTATGCTAACACCAAACAGGCATAGAGTAAGTGCAGTAAATAATTACTGTAAAAAATTCTGTAGCATTAGCTTTGTACTAGTAAAGGCAGTTATTAAGGAGTATATGTGTTACAGCACCTTATGTAAAGACCCTTACAAGGTTTTGGAAGAAAGTATACCAGGGGGGCTTAAGGAGAATGCATTTATGCCAGATGAGCAGGAAGAGCCAAAGCAAGTAAATTGGAAATTAATTTCTGAGTATGCTTGTAAAGTTGAATGTGATGATGTGCATTTACTAATGGGGTTATACTTAGAGTTTGAAACCCCTCCAGAGGGATGCCCAAAATGTGATGAGCGTGTTTTAGTATCCCACCATAAATTCCACAGAGACCACCATGAAAATGCTAAGATATTTTGTCAATGTAAAAACCAAAAAGCAATTTGCCAGCAAGCTGTGGATGCTGTGATAGCCAAAAAAAGGGTAGATAGCCTTGTGCTGACAAGAAAGCAAATGTTAGAAAATAGATTCCATAAAATTTTGGACAGAATGGATAGCCACTTTGGAGCTAGAGGAACTGGGGATGTATGTCTCTATATTGCTGGGATGGCCTGGCTTCATTGTCTGCTTCCTAAAATGGAGGAAAACCTTCTAGAATTCTTAAAGGATATGGTTGAAAATGTTCCCAAAAAGAGATATTGGCTTTTTAAAGGCCCAGTTAATAGTGGTAAAACAACCTTAGCAGCAGCACTGCTGGATTTAGTAGGTGGAAGGGCTCTAAATATCAATTTGCCATTTGAAAGAATTAACTTTGAATTAGGAGTGGCCATTGATCAATATATGGTTGTTTTTGAGGATGTAAAGGGAAATGTAAGCACCAAAGACCTTCCCCAAGGCCAGGGCCTGACCAACCTGGATAATTTAAGAGATTATTTGGATGGGAGTGTAAAGGTTAACCTGGAAAAAAAACATTTAAACAAGAGAACCCAAATATTCCCCCCTGGAATTGTGACTATGAATGAGTACATTTTGCCTCATACCTTGTCTATTAGATTTGTAAAAACACTAAATTTTAGATGCAAATCATATTTGCAAAACAGCTTAAAAAGAACTGAGGAATTGCTGAAACAAAGAGTTTTGCAAAGTGGTATGACCTTAATGCTGATGCTTGTACATTATTGTGCTGTGGCTGATTTCTGTGAATCATTGCAACCCAGAATTGTGGAATGGAAAGCCCGGTGGGATGGGGAAGTGGGGGATGACAAATACATTGAAATGTTACACAGAATTTCCCGTGGACAAAACATTTTAGAAGAGGAGGAAGAAGAAGAAGAAGAGGAACCCATGGAGGACTTTCCAAGGCGGGGACCCCCACCTCCCTATACCCCGGTGGACCCAAATCCCCCTACCCAAGAATCAGAGGAATCAGGGGTTTTTACACAAAGCACACAGTAGTGGAAAGTTTAATAAAGTTTATTTGAAAAGCAAAACTGGAATGTTTATTCACCAATTTCTGTTTCCATTTCACCAAATTTGTCAATGTACCTGACCATATCTGGGTCCCCAGGGAGGGGTTCAGTGCCATCAAACACCCTAACTTCCTCCACCTGATTGTTTTCACCCTGCATGGGCTGGCCATCCATCTTGGGCATCATTTTGCTAAACAGGGTATTCAGCAAGGTGCTCACAGGATAGGGATTCTTCACTACCCTTTTCCTCAATGTAACATTGAAATATCTGGGTAGGCCTCTGAATTTCATCTTATTATTAGTCTGGGTATGAAAGCCCACAATGTCAGCACAGCTTAAATAAAGCCCATCTCCCTTACACAAGGGTCCCACCCCATTCTCATCCAGCAGCACTGTGGTAACAGTATTGGTAAACTGCAAAACTGGTGGGGTAGTTTGTCCTCCGGTGTAGCTGCCAAAATATCTGGTATTTTCATTCTTAGAGGGGTCTGGGCACCAGGCCTCTATTGGGTAGGCCCCGTCCTTGTCCAGCACACCTTTAAGGGCTGGATTTAGCACCTGGGAATCCACACCTGGGGTTTTTATGACTTTGTAATTAGCCCCATACTGGGTGTGATGGTTTTCCACCAGGAATTGGAGTTCCAATGGTTCCCCACCAACAGCAAACATGTGATAGTTTAGACCTTCCACAGGAATTCCAATTCCTTCCTGGTCATACATCCTTTTAGTAAAACTGTGCACATTGCACAAGGAGCTTATGCCCACCACCTCAGTTTTGCAGCTTACAGCCTCCCACATCAGTATTTTATCACAGGTCAGGTCCTCATTAAGCATTGGCAATGACACCTTTGCACAGCTATAGCAAGGGGTTTGGGGGGCTTCTGGATGATCAGTTTCCCAGGTAGCACTAACAGTTATATTATCACTGTAGCCCAGCCAGTCACTGGTAGCTGCCATTCCCATTCTGGGATTTAAAAACACCTCTATCTGGGTAATGCTATCTGGTCCTGTTCTTAGCTCTAGCACTTCTATGCCTCCTTTTATCAGCAGTTTTGGAACTGAGGAGGGGGCGGGCAGTTTTGAGCTTCTTTTTGCTGGGGCCATGATACTCTTCTTCCTCCTCTAGCACTGCTTCCCAGGTAGGTGTAATATCCCCGTACAGGCCTAGAATTAAAGGAAGCATCCAGTCAGGTGTATGTCTTTGGGCAGCCCCCCCAGGAGCTGGATATTTTTCAATAAAGTCAGCTGAGGGAGGGTGCTTGTCCATATCATGTAGGTTAATTCTGCTGGGTACCTTTTCCTTTAACCTTCTGGCTAAATCTCTAGCCTGCCCTGGGTTCAGTTTTGGAAGCTGTCTATAGTAGGAGTCCAGGCTGTCATACAGGTTAGTTGAAATATGTGAAACAGCCCATCTTGCATTTTCAAAGAACCTAGCCAGGCTGTCCTGAATGCCCTCAGAGGTCCTTCTTGCAATTTCAAAGCTGGCATGCCCTATTTGCCTTCTGCTTTCCTGAAGAAATCCCTGCCAAAACCACCTAGCTATTTGATGGTAAAGATCAGGGGCCCAGTTCAGAGGATCCAGATAGTTGGCCCATCTAGCAAATGTTTGCACTCCAGGAAAAAAAATGTCATAATCAGGCATATAAGGAACTAAAGCCATATTAGTATCTGGTATCTCGTGGGCAAAACCTCCAGTAGCTAGAACTGCTGTGGCTGTGGCTATCCCCAGAAATCCAACAGAAAGATGCTGTGCAACTGCCAATGATCCAAGGGTAACAGGCCAATTTGCTGGTACTGCTGTTGATATGCTTGTCAAAGCTGCATACTGTTCACCTGTGATCCCAAGAGAAGAAAGGGCTTCTAGCTCAGTCATTCCTTCAAAAGTTACTAAAGTACGAATTTCAGCTTGTAAAGCTTCCACAGCAGCCACTGCCTCTCCTGATAAAATGGCTTCCACAGAAAAACCAGTCGCTGTTGCTAGTTCAATAACATCACTTAACACTGCCAGTACAGCTCCCATTTTACCTATAAAGAAAAAACTTACCTTAGTATTAAAAAACAGCTTTGTTTCTGTGCTAAAGCTGGCCTGGCCCTCGCGGAACCCACTTTGAGAAGGCCTTTGTGGCCTACTTCCGGTAGGGAATGACTTGCAGTTTCTGTAACCCGAAGGCACGTGCCCTTTGGCCCCTCCTATAAGCCCCCGAGCCCCTCCTTAAAACCCCCTCCCTTCCTTGGATTGTATGTACCCAGCCTTACAAGGAAACGTTTTATTGTCCTCTTTCTTCCTGTTTCAGTCACGCACCCGGGGCTAATTAAACTTCCTTGTCAAACATCCTTGTCAGCATGTTTGGGGAGTAAACATGCCTCAGCAAGTGCCCCAACCCCCAAGCAAGGAAGAAGAGGGTGGTCCTGATCCTCCTGCCCACCTAAATTTACAATGGGAACAGTGGGCAGAGGACATTAGAAGAGATATGGAAATATTAAGGGGTTGGAAGCCCCCTGATCAGATACCCCAAGGAGGGTAATACTTACTCTTCCTTCCATCCCCCCAGCTCTCATCATCATGTCATGTGAGTATTTAACCACTTAGCTAACAAGTCTAACCAGTTATCAGTACCATATGACCTTTTTGGCTTTGGGCCCAGCTAACTTTTTTTTCCTAAATATAAGGAGGCCGGAGGCCCCTAGCCTTACCTTCTTTTTGTAACAGAAGGAGAGGGCCTGCAGGAGGTACTTTAAAGCCACTGGCAGAGAGGTTGGAGGGTCCTTAACTATTTTCTTGATAAATTTCTGCAAGAAA